CACGGACGCCGTTCGAGCCTGCCGGATAGGTCAGGATCCCGCGCGGCTTCTTGATGCCGTTGCCCGAGATGAACGCCAGGGCGCGCATGCGGGCAAACTTCTCGGCGACCTTACGCTCGAGCCAGGCCTCAATGTCGATGCCGGCATCTTCGAGCAGCTGCTGCGTTGCCTTCGGCTTCGCATAGATTTCGAAGACCGGGATACGCTGATTGCCGACCTGCGGCGTGGACGTTTCCGGCCGTGCCTCGGTCTCACCAACCCAACCAGCACCGGCTTCGTCGGTGTCGATCGCGATTTCGATCGCGTCAGTCGAGATGGTCTCGTGGTAGGCGAGCTCGTCGAGCGGCGAGGTCTCATAGACCTTGGTGATGATGCGCGAGCTGGTAGCGGTCGGCACCAAATAGCCGCCGTCCGGGTCGGAGCCGACCATCATGGCCTTCTGCTCGTCCGCCGACATGAAGTTCACCTCGCGGCGAAGCGACATTTTGAAGGCTTCCTGGTAAGCCTTGTATTCGTCGAGGTTGGTATCCTCGGGACGCAGGATCGTTTCAGCCTTCAGCTCGCCGCGACGGGCCATCCGGACGCGCTTGAACTCAGTCGCTTCGGCCAGACGCTTGGCCTCGTCGCTCTGGTTACCGCCGTTCGGGCGGTTCATGCGCTTTTCGATCTCGACGATCGCCTTGGCTTCTTCCTCGGCCTTCTTCAGGATCTCGGCGACCTTCTTTTCGATCGCCTCATGCTTTTCGGAAACGCCCTTGGTGAGCGCGTCCAGGTCGTTCTTGATCTGACCGTTGTCGTTGGCCGATTTGCCGGCCTTTTCAGCCAGTTCGCGAACCTCTTTCAGGTCCTTTTCCATCGAGGACTGAAGCGACTTCACATCCTCGCCAAACTTCTTCACCTCGCGCTGAACGTCGTCCAGCACTTCCTTAATCTCGGGCATTCCGCCCTCCTGATGAGTGAGTTGCTCAACCCGCCCGGAGCTTTTTCAGCTCTCCGAGCAGTTCCAGCGCGGCTTCCTCATCACGAGAAGACGTCGTGGGTTCGCCTCCAGCATCACGCTGAAGGTGTTTCTTCACGATGGCGACGGCCTTCACGGCGTCGGCACCCGAAAGAATGCTTTTGAGATCGCGCTCAAGCTCACGCGGGTTGAAGAGGTCCATCCCCTTCACCTGGTTCACGAGTGCCTTGTCGTTGGAACCCCATAGAACGACACTCACCTCGAGGAGGTCGACGTCTTCCAGGGTTCGGTACGGTTCGCTCGGCTTGGTGCCGAGCGTGGATTTCTTGACGCGATAGCCGATCGACAGGCCGTCAAGCTCGCCGCTCTTCATGCCCTCGTAGATCAGCGCGCCGCGATCAGTATTCAGCCCGAACAGCTCACCCTCAACCTTGAGGCCCTTGCTGTTCTCCTCCATTGCCGTCCACTTGCCGATCGGCAGCATGTCGTCGACAGGGCCATAGAAGCCGCCGTGCTGCAGGAGCATCTTCGGGAACTTACCCTTGTCGGTCCATTCGCGCAGGGTGCGCGCGAACGCGCCCTTCTGGACAACATCCCCGTGGGAATCGATGTTGCCGAAGATCGATCCGTAACCGGAAAAGGTGCCGTCTTTCGCACCGTTGCCGGCGAACTTGACCTCGACAAGCCCGGTGGCAAGATGATCCATACCTATTCTCCAGTTGGCTTCGGCGCCGGTGCCGGCGGCGGTGTAAGAAGGATCGGGTTCCCGTCTTCTCCGATGGCGACCATGTTTGCCGGCACATAGAGGCGATCGCCGCCGGCAACTGGCGGGAGTTCGTCAAAACCGCGAATGTCATTCGGCGTAAGCCATCCGGGGCTGCTGTTGCCCAGGGCCTTGGCGTTGTATTCGCCCTTGTCTTTCATCGCCGGGCTAAGGAAATCGGAGTCGACGAAGCCGGTGTAAAAACCGTTCGCCCTCTCTTCCTTGCTCAGTAGGAAAAGATCGCCTGACTGACCGTGGCGACGGTGGATCGGGCGAACGCAATGGACGAGGTGCGCAAGAAACAACTGCTCTGCCGAAGCGAACGTGGCGTTCTTGTCTCCGGAGAAACCGATCATCAGAGGCAAGACGCGCAGAACTTCGCAGATCCGCTCGACCTGAAATTTCCGGGTTTCGATGTGCTGCGAGTCCACACCGGTCATCGATATGGGCGTGAACTTGGCAGCACGGTCGATGACCATGATCTTGCCGGTGTTCTGAGATCCGCCGAAATGCCTGCGCACCCAGGCAGTTGTCCGCGTGAGCGTGTCGGAGCCCATAGCGCCTTCGGCCGACAGGATGCCGCTCGGCCGAGCGCCATTGCGATGGAAGAGCGCATGGCTTTCCTCGGTAGCGAGCGCCAGGCCGATGGCCTCGGCAGCGTACCGAACGATATTCAAGCCCTCGATCGTGTCCCAGGACGGACCTTTTACGTGCCAGATCTCGTCGCCGCGCACAGTCTTGGTGGTGCCGTCGAGGCCCGTCAGCGTATAGGTTCGCGTGTAATCAGCGTTGACCTTCATAACGACACGAGCCGGATCCAGGAGGATCATTTCGACGATCTTGCCGCGAACGCGGTTCAGAAATGCGTACGACCGACCCGCGAGATCGATGTGAAAGGATTGGGTCTCGCGGAACTCGAGGCTCGTCATCCACTCGTTCGGAGCGGTCGCCAGCAGATCGTACAGAGGATGATCGCGCGACTCACGGCGATCGACCACTGTTTTGCCGTTCACGGACTTTTCTTTCCGCTGATAGAGCTTCCATGGCACGGTCGCCAGACCGTCGGCGCGCACCCGGCAGCAAGCAAGAACCGTGGTGACACTGAGCGCCGATTTCCAGCTGACCGAAATGCCGGTCTTTGACGATGAAGCGCCACCGAAAAAATCCGCCCACATCTGATCCACGAGCCCGAAGGTTCCCGGATCCTTAGAGAGGTGGTGGTCGGAAAAGAGCCAGTCGAAAAAGCCCCTCATGCTTGAGACCTCGCGGAGAGGAATGCGGCAACCACCACCGCGAGGATCCCGCCGACGATGTAACCGGCAGGGACATAGATCAGCCACGCGCCATACGTGACCGCGGCGGCACCGGCCAGGCCGATGCAATCACGGAACAGTGCGGGGATGAAAGCGACCGCAGTCAAAAATACCAGCCGCACGAAACGGCCGATGGCTCTCAGGAGGCGCATGCGGTTGCTCCAAATCAATATAGGTCGGCCGTCTCCTCAAGTGCAGCGAGCTCGGCTTCGATCCGGGCTTCCAGATCGTCGAAATCCTCGTCACCATCGAAGGCGGAGCGTTCGCCGAGTTCGACAAGGTCGGCGGCGCCTGCGAGCATCGCCAGGACCGTCATGCCGTCGATGCGGCCTCGTTGGTGCTTCTTGATGAAGAACCGGTTGTTCTGAGCGTCGGGTTGAACCGCCGCGTTACCGGAGCACCACTTCGTGATGGGGCTCTCGTCGATGATGATCCGACGCTGCAGGATTCGATCCTCGAACTTCTGCAGCGAGCGGGGCATCCAAAGCGCCTTTTTCGACTGCATCCCGAGGCGGCCCTGGCCGTGGATGATGATCTTCAGGCCTGAACCGACGTCGCCGTCCGGCTCCCAAACCCATGTCTCAAGCCCGACATTGTCGCAGGCTTTTCGGAAGTCGGTCAGGAAGGCAGGGTCAACGACCAGCGCCGCTACGTGATGGCGAGCGGCGATCTTCCTCACCAGTTCGGCGATGAACTCGTATTCGATGGACCGACCCGGCACGAGATTGAGGAGCGGCGGCGCAGACGCCGCCCACTCGACATACTGTGCGTGGTCCTCTTCCGCCTTTTCCTTCAGCTTCTCGGCCGGCTTCCAGTATTCGACGGTGGCGTGCAACACGTCCTTTTCGTCGACCCAGCCCATGCCGAGAGCCGTCAAGTCGTTCTTCTTCGACAGGTCGAGAGTCAGATAGACGTCGGCGCCGTCGGCGTTGTCGATGTCTACCTCGCCCTGGACCGCTTCCCAGAAGTCCAGGTCAATCCAGTATTCCGAGGAGCCGACCGGCACCCCGAAATATAATCGCTCGGTGCTCAACCTCATGCCGACCGAGTTACGCGCCGAGTTGACCTCGATACGGACATTCTCGATCGGGAACGTTATTCCCAGGCACGGCATCGACTTCTGCCAGCAACGCTCGTCTTCGAACGGCTTGTCACCGGGGTCGATGCGCGCGATGAACGCGAAGGCGCTGTCGTCTTCGGCCTCGCCGCGCAGGATGCGCTGGTGAAGCTGGCTCCATTCCGTCGCAACCGGCTGGTCAGCGGCCGGTGTGTTCGTCGACATCCAGAGCAAGAAGTCGCCGGGCATCTTGGCCCCGGCTGATTTCCACGTCTTCAGGGCGCCGTCGGACTTCCATTCGTGGATCTCGTCCGCCGCCACATACGTCGGGCGCGGGCCGTTGATCCGTTCGTCACCGGCGAGTGACCGAAACTTCGAACCGCTCTCCGGATGCTCGAGCATCCAGATCATGTCGCCGGTACCGCGGGTGACGATCGTGCCGCGCGACACGAGGCTCTCGCCATCGAATTCCGCCTCCGGCATTTCCGCCAGCGCCATCGCCGACGCATCACCGAAAAGGACGTTCGCCTGGTTACGGTCCTTCGCGATCGCGTAGCATTCCGCACGCGGGATGCCGCGGAAGCCCATGTTGTACAGGCCGAGCGCCGCCGCAACCGGCGACTTGATCTGTCCCTTGCCTGTTTCAACCCAAGAGGATCGAAACCGAAGGCGAACGCTGTCTTTCCGGTACCAGCCATAAAGCGAGCCGACGACGAACTTCGTGTAGCTCGGCAGGTTGAAAGGCTCACCCGCCTTGGCGCCGGCAGTCACCTTCAGCACGGAAGGAAAGAACTTCAATGCTCGGATGGCGGCTTCCGGCCGCCACTCCAACCCGCGATCCTTCCCGTATTTCAGATCGTTCAGGTGGCGTTGGCAGGCCAGTCGGCCATACTGCCCTGATGTAATCCAGCCGTCAGCGACTTCTTCAGCCCATTCGGTGACGGGGTCACTTGCTACCAAGGTAGTCATCGGCTGCGCGCTTCTTCCTTCCGGATCTCGGCGGCGCCTTCTCGGCCCGACCGCGCTCGACTGGCGGGATGCCAAGCTCGCGTTCGGCGGCCATCACGCGCTTCATCGCGGCGTCGGCGATCGCCTTGTATGGATTGTGCATCATGACCTTGGTTTTAGGCGCCGGGGTCATCACGCCGTACCGGGCCACGTGGGCCTCGGCCAATTTCCAGTCGGCATAGGCGCCGGCGGCCATCTCGACTAGCACGTCGTTATCGACATCCAGCAAGCCCTTGCGAGCAAGGCTTTTGGTCAGGGTCTGCCAGCGCTCCGACGCGATCTTTGCGCGGCGCTTTCCCCATTCCTTCACGTTGATCGTCATGAGCCAGTTGGGCTCGTCGATCTCTATCTCCGGCGCGTCGGTGCCGGGGAAAGGCCCGGCGACGACGTTGCTCGCCGGGGTAGGATTCGGTTTTCTGCCTCGCATTGTGCAGTTACTGCCTGCGGTAACTTGTTCGCTTGCGCGAATCGGCCTGTATTTCGCGTAAACCTCGTGAGGGCGTCATGGCTTCAATAATCCGATCCGTTTGGGCTTGGCTTACCAAGAATTGGGAACCTATAACCTCGGTGTCAGCGCTTATCGTTAGCGCTTGGTCAAGCGTAATGGCTTACCAGGGAATTGGATTGGCCAATCGGGGCGTTGAGCTTGCCCAAGAATCCCAGAACGAAAACTATCGTGCCGCGGTACTTGCTCGTACGCCAGTCTTCGATGTTACTGTCGGCCCGAAGAGCATTTCGGTGAAGAACTTGGGTCTAGGTCCAGGGAATATTTACCAGATCAACATTTCGTCGGGCCCCGAGTTCACGTCAAAAATCGAAAATTCTAATCCGAAGCGAGCTTCGGAAGAACTGACAACATTCATCAAAACCTGGCTTGCATCACTGAAAGATGCTCCACCCGAATTCCGTTCCAAGCTTACCTTCAGCAACGTGCTCGGCCTATACAACGTTGGCCAAGAAAACGCGTTGATCCGAATGGGAGACGGAAGCGACTTCCCTGAGCAGTTCTTTCGACAAGCGAAGGATCTGGTCCTGAACGTTTGCTTTTCAGATTTGGCA